TTATCTAACACGAATTTTCTGACCAGCGTAAATCTTGTTGGCATTCTTGATACCATTCCAAGCTTGCAGCGTCTTAATGGATGTATTAAACCTTTTCGAGATCCCAGACAAAGTGTCACCGGATTTAATGGTGTAATATTGCTTTTTATTCGATGCTGTTGAAGGACTGCCGCTAATCTTTAATTTCTGGCCAACGTAAATCTTATTCGCATCTTTAATGTTATTCAAATTTTGGAGAGCTTTAACGGTCGTGTTGTTTTTCTGTGCGATTTCCGAAAGCGTGTCCCCTTTTTTGACTGTGTAAACTGTCTCCGTTTTAACTGGCTTTTTGTTTGAAACAGGTTTTACAGTAGCAGCTTTTTCAGTTGTCACGGCTACCTGAGCCCGTAACCCGTCACGATAACAAATATTCATATCAACATTCCCAGAAATACCGGCGACCCTTCCACAATCAGAATACTGCCAGATATCTGCATGACGGCCAAGTGTGTTGTTATAACGAGCAACCCATAATGCAAATGGCTTCAGCTTGGATTCGTCAAGGCAATTCTCAAGGAAAGACTTACCGCTGTATATCATGGCGAAGTAACCAGCTTTTTCAACTTCCCGTAAAAAGGCCACTGCTGCATCTGTCAAAACTGATTTACTGACATTCCGCTGATTAACTTCAAGATCAAGCACAAGCGGATACGTGAGATGGACCTTATTTGCAACTGACAAAAAGAACCTGGCCTCTGCCAATGCTTCTGACTTGGAACCGAATCTTGCAAAGTGGTAGGCTCCCGTTTTAATCCCCACAGCGTTAGCACCTGAAATATTCGTTACAAATTTATTGTCCTGTAATGTTGTCCCTTCTGTTGCTTTGATAAAAGCGAATTTAATACCGTCCCCCGCAACTTTCTTCCAATTGATATTACCTTGCCAGTGTGATACGTCGATTCCTTTGATTCCCATTATTAAAATCCTCCTTTAAATTATTAAAAGGCTGCCAGCCGGCAACCTCATTTTGTTAATCCTTTTTGCTTTAAAACTTCTTTTTGCTGCTTACCTTTACCGGTGACATAGTTGTTTTTATACCAAGCGACCAAAGACGTAATGATGGTGAATGCCGCAGAGCCGGCCAAATACAAGGCGTCGGCCAGCGTATTGACCTGGTCCTCGCTGATCGGCAAAGCTGCCTTTCCAAACATAATCAAAGTCTGGTTTACCAATGCAATAAAAAGAAGCACCGTCCGGACGACCGTGCCTTTGTCTAAGTTTTTCATATTGTGTTTTCCTCCTTATTTTTGCAGTAGATTATAAAAAACAGCGATTGCACCGCCGATGATGCCGGTGCTTACCGCTGTAATGATCGCGCCGGTGATACTGCGCTTGATCCAAGTTGTGTTTTCCTCGATCTTGTTCAGCTTTTCATTGATAGAAATGATTTGCTGATCATGACGGTCAGTTGTTCTTTCGAGAGTAGTAATCCGCTGATCTTGTGTTTTTTGATCTGCTTTGATTTCTGCGATTTCTTTTTGTAAAACATCATAATCATTCGGTTGTGTCATGTCCTGAAATCCTCCTGTTCTCACATCGTTTTCACCTCCTTTGAGGCAAAATAAAAACACCCTTATTGGGCGCTTGTCATTCCTAAATCCACACAGACGGCGGGTTTGTCATAACTCCGGCCTGTTATTTCTTCGTATTCTGCCGGAGTAATATGGCCCCAATCTACGTAATCTCTCATGATTGAGTCATCATCATAACAACCCCAATCATAAAACTGCTTAATAGCCGCAAAGTCTGGATACATCATGAAGAACCATCACCTTTCAATGATGCAACTTCTTTTTGAAGACGGGCCAATTGATAAGAGAGTAAAGCGTTTTGCTTTTTTAGCAGCTCAATTTCACTCGCTTCAGGCTCCGGAGGCTGCAAGCTTTCAATGTACTCTTTTGTAGCCGTCTCCTTCCAGACCTTTTCGTCCGGATAAAATTTCGGAAGGTATAAACCCGGGTCAAATGGAATGTCCGTCCATCCATCCGGGATTTCATAGTTCCCTTGATCATCAGGCTGAATAATATCATTATCAATCAATAAGAACGTCTCTTTGTCATATTTAAAAATGTTTTTCATGACTTATCTCTCCTACAGGGGAATAATTTCGTCCAAACCATAAGAAGTTATGTTGTCGGACTTATCAGCGATTTGCCCCTCCAGCCTCATATTTCCGTTTGTTTCGATATACAATTTGGTCATCCCTGTTGTACCGAATATAGGAACAAGTCTGCTGCGGAGCTGGTCAGGTCTATAAGAAGCTGGTAGCGTCCCAAAGATCACGCCTCTATTGGTAATGATCTCGCCTTTTAAACACAGAAAACCGCCAACCACCGCACACATAACTTTTCTAGCCCCATGTTTCGCACCGTTTTTTAAAGGAACTTCAGTCCAGACAGGTTCAAAGTCAGTGGAAGTTAATATTCTTTTCCAACCCCTAAAGTCACCATTTGTATGGATGGTCGCGAACCACATCTTATTGTGGTAACTTGCTGTGGCTATAATTGTTTTTCTTCCAGAGTTTCCATCCATAATGTCATAATTGAACCATCCAGCATCATTAGGGTCGGGGTTATTAAGCAGTCTATTATTGATACCGTAATAAAAACCAGGCGGCAAAGTTAATAAATCAGTACCATCAGGAATAAGGATTCGCACACCATTATCTTGTGTCAATTTATACAGTTGCCCCTTATTCCACTTAGTCCGCTCATCAGCGGTAATATGGCGCACATTATCCGCAGTATGTGCATCAAAATCCGTTTTTGCCGCCTGCTTGACGTTATCAACTTTATCTAGTCCGACCTGGGATTTTGTGACCTTATGCGGATTGTTCGTCTTGGCTGCGTGTGCATCCGTATAGGCCTTTGCATGAGCTTCCGCAGCATCTGCCTTTTCCTGCGCTCCCTCTTTCGTCTCAATCCGTCCGAGGTCCGAGAACTTCGCTTTTAACTCGTCAAGCATTACTGTTTCTTCGTCATACATCGCTATGATTAACGCCTTTAACGATTCGAAATCATCGACGTAATATTCCGCGAGAGGTGCCATGTTCTGGTCCACAAGACTTTGCGATACTTCAAACCCGAATTTGTGAGCAGAGAGTGATTGGCCGTTCGTATATTTCAGAATGAGCTGACAGTTGAATTTGCCATACATTTTAATTTCGTCCTCGTCTAAAACGTACTCTGCGATACCTTCAAACGGATCAACTATCGTAACATCCCTTATTCTTTGCTTACCGCTTGAAGGAATGAGGACCACTTTTCCGGTTACAGCTGACAGTGGCAAAGGGATGCCATCCTTGCGCAAATAAAATATTAACTTTGCTGTATTAATATCTTGCGTTGAAAATATAAAAGTCGAATGATAAACCCCTTCTGTTTTCGCGTTTATATCGAACGCGTAAGAGCCGGTTTTATAAATAGCCAACAGTATTACCTCCCTTTCTTTTAGTATGTTGGAGTTTCAGGCAGCTCCGCATCATACCCGTAATTTCCGTCAGGTCTTTTCGATATCTTTGGAGCTTTACGCATTGTAGGTCTGAGATCAACTTGCTTAACGGTATTTGTGCTGTATATCTGATAATATCTCTGGCATTCAGCTATTTCTTCAGTCAACGGTCTTGCGACATACGGCGTAGCAAGCCTTCCTTTTTCTAATTTGACTAGGTAAAATTCTACCCATTCGCCGGGAGCCAAACTATCATAGGAAGAACTGTTTGTTGTGTCGACATCTATTTGAACTTCAACGTAGTCTTCTTCCTTAAATTTATAAGCTGACATATCAGGCATCTTTATGTTCAATACAAAGAATGTGAGCCTGGTTGTTACTTGACAAGAACGGATTGCAAGATTGTCGTGTTTTCCATCATGTGTCATATCAAGATGAAGTTTCATTCTGTGAGAGGATTTATTGGTCCTCGCCCATAAAGCTAAAGTATAATCTTCGCCGCTTTTAAACTGAGTTGGATTTTCGATCCGTTGAATTAGATCAGTACGCGACATATTCGAAACATTTTTCAATTTCGTTATTCTCAACCCGTACTTATTTGAGAATGGCGCACTCATCGGCTTTTTCACTCTCTCGGTCCGATTGATCCCACTCTCATTTGTACCAACAGCATTAACGAGCCACCTATCGGCTGTAAATACACCGTCGTTAGTAAAACTTGTTCCGCGCTGCCATACATCAAAGGCGCCGTTTGTCACAAAGTTTCTATTCGGCATATGCAAGGCAACTTTGTCATAAGTTATTTCAGTAATATTCGGCCTCTGTACGGGCTGTGTAGATATTAACGTCCCATCTTGTGCACCGGCCAATGTCACAAATATTGTTTCTTTCCCGCTCCGTTCAACTGTGACTTGTAGCAAAGCCGGAATGACATAGCCGTTATGGTTAAACATACAGATGCCTTCATTTTCAAAGTCATAGTTATTGCGATCAAAATCATAATTCTCTTGTATTAAGTCCGCAAAAGAATCTCTCGAAAAAGAATATGCTTTAGCGATGCTTCCATCTAGATTAATGACTGTAATCGCAGGAGCTCCTTTCCCCTGTCCTAAAATGATTTTGTTCTCATGAAACGTAATCCCTTGAACTTTTTCGAACATAATTTCTTTGTTGTTTACCATGACTTCCATCAATAAATTCGGACTCCCGCAACTATACTTTGGAAATCATAAATGTATATTCGATCCATCTTCTCATTCGTTGAATTACCAGAAATAAAGTATTTTTTGTCGATATCATTACCGGTTTTGTACGAACCAAGAACTTGCATCGTTTGTACAATTTCCCCAGATGTATAATTGAAAATAGACAACTCGTTTTCGAATTTTTGTCTAACGAGAAAGCATAGATCGCCGCTTGAATTCTTGAACCAAGGAAGCCCCTCGTTGTAGGTAGAATTTGTGATTGCAAATTGCTTCGAATCTTTAAATTTGGCACTAGACAATTGATATCTTGATATTATACAGACGGTTCCTCCGTTTTCCTGTCGTGCTATATATAACTCATCATCATCTTGATTTATTGAAAGCGCCTGAGGGAATGGGCGTGTATGATCCCTTGCTGGCACCGAAAAAATAATTTTTTGATAATTGAGATACTCCTCAAACATCAAATTCCTTTTTGCTAACTCCCTATACAGTCCGTCGATGTTCTTCTCTGTATGAAATAGCCGATCATTTGCTGTATTGAAAACCTCACCTTTATGATTGACCCGGAGGTCGACGACCTCTTTAACATTGGACCCATCGGCATTTAAAATGAGATTATTTAGCCGTTTCTTTGATATCTCAATCTCCTGAAAGACTGAAAGCTCGCCGTTATGTCTAATTTGCTCCGATGTGTGGGCGTTTTTTGAAGCTTCATGACGCTTTAAATTATAATCGTGTTCATTCAACGTATTTTCTATGCTCTGGATATCTGATCTTAACTGTGCTTGATGACGGGAATTTCTTGTATGATCATAGTCTTTTATTAGCCGAATCAATGCTACTCACTCCTTTTTTGGCAAAATTAAAAACGCCTATCTGAGCGTTTTGAAAAGCTGGTCAATATATCGTTTTTGATCTCTAAGCCTTTTCGCTTGATCCACATTTATGCTTTGGATATCTTTGCGGAAGTTCGCAAACGTCAATTTCGGACTGCTGTATGGGTTCAGAGGGTTGTACTGGATGGACACAAGTCTCACATTATCTTCAAATGTGATACCATCAGCCGTATCAGCCAAGACATGGATGGTGTCGCCTTTCCAGAAATCTTGCTCGATCTCTAAAAGCTTCGGCTCATAGATTTTTTGGAAATCAGCTTCTACCGTCATTTCCGGATATGGATTCACATGCCTTTTTAATGCAGAAATCATACTGCTGGCTTTTTTATAGCGCTCATCCCTGATCGGTTCAGCCCAGCGTGGCTTCCCTTCAATCAAGAATTTCTTTTCGTCTGGATGAATGTATAAAATAGGCTCAAACTCGTACTGAGGGTTTTTGTCATCAGTACTGCTCCCCTTTTTTAAGGCCCCGTATCCCCAGGCACGTGTTGTACTGTTTTGCGAGTTTGTTGTAATTGAAATGCCGGGCATATTATAGCGCGAATCTAGGGTGAAATTAATCCGTTTCCCCATCTTTTTGTAGATATAAATTTTGTAATTATCCACGTCTATTTCAATCCCATAATCCTCAATGATTTCATCCATTAGCTCTGTCGAGTTTTTATCACCGAAATTTTCTTGATCTGCTGATTCAAATTCACTCTCAGGCGTCTTAAAAATATATTTGAAGTCTGTATTCTTCAGCGCAAAATCAAGCGCATCTCTCAATCTTAATTTCTTTGATACAGTTTCATGAATCCTGTTGTTAATAAGCAGCACAGTGAATATGTGGCTTGCTGTAACGGTTTTACTAATAACATTTTTCTCTTGATGAAGTTCGACACCCGTAATGTAATATTTTTGGTGTTTAAATTTTTTCTCATCCAGATAAAGTATGTTATCGTCCACCAATAAATCAAATTCTGTGCCGTTCTCCTGCGTTTTTGTGATAGTGAAGGTAAAACTCTTCTTACCTGTCGTATCGTCTGTCAGATCAACTGACACACCCGTTATTTCCACAACCTTTTTTCCGTCTTTTGTTGACACATGAAGCTGTGGGAAATCGGTATCTGACGGCAGATTCTGATTGAGTGTAATGTCTTTCCCGTCATATTCCTTGCTTGGTATTTCTGGATCAGGTATCGGTGTTTCCGGTTCGTCAGGTCCTTCTGGCACCCCACCCACAGTGTCATATTGTGTTAGCTTGTAGGTTTGAATGAGATTATTCAACTTTGTCGCATAATTGGGGTCAGTCGCATAACCAGCTTTTACAAGTGCAGCACTCGCCTTCTTGTAATCTTTTTCGCCGACTACAGCTTTATAGTGATTCGGATCCCAGCTCGTTCCGTTCACATACAACTTGGCTAAATCCTGAATCGATTCATACCAAGATGGATATTTTCGAAAGCGAGCTTGTACTTTGGTTGCATTTCCGCTCTTATCATATTCAGTCGTCCACATGAGAACATATTGACCGTTATAAGTACCCTTGATGCCGAATAAGTTTTTCCCTTTCTGCACCAGCCCGCTTGTCCCCCATGCGCTCTCTAAACAGGCTTGAGCAATAATGAGAGACGCGAGAATATCATACTTTTTATAGACTCTTTGGGCGTCTGGTGCAATTTCCTTTATAAAATCTGTGTTTGCCATATTGCATGCTCCTTACGCGTAGTAGAAACGGGTATCAAATATGATTTCAAAATCATTGGTATTCAAGATTTCAAACTTATTCATTCCTATATCGAGTCCCGGGAGTCTGCCGGATGTTTTGATAGGTGTTTTATTGATCACTGTGTATTGCTTAATAAAAGAAACACGCTGTGATTTTTTTATTTCCTGTTCAATTTTCAGCTTTTCACCATTTGTATGGTTGATGATCGTCACATTTTTTCCGGCCGCCCATAAGGTCACATTGTAGTCATGTTCCAAAGGATTGATATAGGCATCACCAGTGTTATAAACCTGAAACCTCTTTCGATTTTTGAACCTGTATTCCAGATCATCTCGCATTTGAATGTTCATGCCTGGGCTCCAATGCTCACCGTCAAAATTTTGCTTTGTCAGAGAAGTGAATTTCGATTCTGCCAGTCCAGTGATGTTGTTAAATTCAACTGTGAACGTTACAAAGTTTTTCTCCTTTTCTTTTGGGATACTAAAATTCCCATCACAAGTTACCCGAAAACGGAGATTCGGCAATAAATCGGTCGAGATATAATAGGGAAACGGCTTAACTAAAAGCGCGTAAAGCTCCCGTCTAAATTGATAAAAGTTTTCAGCGATGATTGAATTTAAATAAAATTCAACGGTTATTTTTCTTTCTTTATATGTGACATCCCTTGGATGCTGTGGAAGGACAACTCCGTTTATTCTCGGGATGCTAACTGTCTCGCGTTCAATCCCCGGTGCTTCAGGTGTGAAGCTTAAAGGTTCAAAAAAAGGAAGCAGGCTTTTTAAGCTCTGCTCCCCAAGGCCATTATCGTAATCAAGGAATAATTTCACTATCTCACCCCGTTTATAAATGAAGTTCGAGTAAACCGATCCCCGGCTGATTGGTCAATTTTTCTGCCATCAAGATATGTGTTGCTGTCCTTTAATAAAATCTCCTGCAAAAGCTGTACATTTTTATTTAGAAAATCAATTTGCTTTGCCATCATACTGATTTGTTTTTCTTGATTCTTTACAACACGGCTGATGTCTACAGAAAAATCATTAGGCGGTGGTATCTGCTGTTTGGGCTTTTCCGAAACTTTTTGAAGCAGGAGAAGTGCTTTTGAAATCATCCCATCCTGTAAATCCGGAAGTACGCCAAGTTTGCTACCAATCCGAGCCCATAGCCCAATATTACGATCCCTGTATGAAGGATCTTCCGTGATTGTTGTTTCATCATACCCCCGTTCATTTAAAATGGCCCATTTAGCGCCGCCACGACCAGGTGAGATACCTCCTTTTGCATAACCAACATAGCCGCCACCCCGGGCCATTGATTTCAAACCCGGATGATTTGATATATCTCCATAGCGTGCCTTGATATAGTTAATGGCTGCAAGAATGTTGTCTACAGGATTTAAGATGTTATTATGACCCGGAAACTTATAGGCATTGAAAGTGGACGGAATCGTTTGCATCAAGCCCTGACTTGGATGTCCGGCTTTGGCGTTAGAATCCCATAAGTTGATGGCGTTCGGATTTCCGCCGCTTTCCTTCATGGCGATGGTCACAAGCCCTGGAATCCATGAAAGTGGCACCCCTGCTATACCAACAGCCTCTGTAACCCACTTGTTTACGGCTTTCGTTCCACCACCAGTTCCTTTAAAAGTGGACGACTCTGGCATGACTCCTTTCAGGAATTTAGCTGTCCCATCTTTTAATGTCTTAAGTATACCGGTTCCTAACATATCGATACCTTTTCCTGTTTTGTAGGGGATCAGACCGCTAAATAGTTTTTTAATTAATTTTTTTGGTCCGTTAATTATAAAATCCATAGCACTTGAACTAACATCCCCGACTTTATCCACAACACTTTTTCCGAAAGAAATAGCTCCTTTGACCATTTTCTTAGAGCTTTCAGCAGCTTTTTTAAAAAAGTTCCCGACTCCGCCTGCATATCCAGGAATCCCCGAAGCAGCAAGTTTTTTTGACTCATCATGAGGAAGTACAGATGTTCCACGCGGGAGATCCCAGATTTGCGGGCCGCCCATACCGACTACATACGTTCCGATGCCTGGTGTATGGGCTAACTCCCATCCTTCTTCACCGACAAGCGCTTTTCCTCCAGGGTGAAAATCTGTACCTTTCGCATAATTTGCACCAGGCGCAATTTGCATTTTAGAAGTATCTTGATAACCCTTTGGCTTCCATTCCGGAATCTTAATAGGAATATGAAGAAATTCAAAAACGTTATTAATATAGCCAGTGATCTTATTCATTACCCCAGCTAAATCATTTAGATGAATATTCCATTCCTCAAGAATTTCACCTGTCTCCCAATCAACCTGACCAATATGTCCATAAGCTTGAAGCTTTGCCTCCTTGACTACACCTTTATGCGTCTTTTCTGCTTCCTTAATTGTTTTTTTGGCTTGGCTTCTTGCTTTTTCAACAGTGTCATCGTGTTCTTTCTTTGAAATTGTGCCTTTTACATAATACTGATCATCAGCAGCAGCAATAACGGAATCGCGCTGCTTTTCGGCTGCTTTTATTGTTTTTTCTTTTGCTTTATTACTATTTTTCACAACAGCAGCAGCCTGTTTAGCAGATAAGTTAGAGGATTCTTCCTTCAGCTTCCTTGAAATTTTAATTTGCTCGTCCTTGCTTCGAGTAAGAGCCGTCTCCATTTCGGCAAGCATTTTCCCTTGAATGTTTGTAACTTCTTCATATTCTTTATCCGTAAGCTTACGATGTTCTTTTGCGGCGTTTCGATAAATCTTACTAATACGATCTACGTATCCTTGTATTTTCTTTTGTTTTTTTTGGTTTCCAACTTCAATTTTATTTAGAATCTTAGCTGCTTCCTTATCTGAGGTTTTATCATTGGAAGCATAAAATTCCTTTAATACCTTGGTGGCTGAATCAGCGCTTGTTTGGAATCCTTTTTTCAAAGTCTCTCCCATCGTTGTAAACTGTGTTGCGACATCGTCCGCTATTTTCTTGGTGATTTTTGCATTGGTTATGCGGAGATATTCAAGCTTAGCCGTGACTTTTGTATTCATATCTTCATAAGCATTCACAGCTTTTGCAGTAGCCTTCGAAACCCCTTTACCAAAGTCAATAGTCGATGGAAGAACCCTTTTCTTCAGGTTGTCATAATAGTTCATACCTGCTTCCGTAAGAAGCGTTACACCTGTAATAGCAAGACCAACTGGACCGCCTAACAAGCTCAATCCGCCACGTAAAAGGCCGACAACTCCTGCTCCTTTTTTAAGAATGTTGAAAAGGCCAAAACCGCTTTTTGCAAATTTCATAAAGCCGCCAGCGCCTTTAATTGCATTGGCCCCGACCTTTAAAATACTTCCTCCGAATTTTAAGAGTTCAGGAGCAAATGAAAGTATTAGCCCGGCAATTGAACCAACTGGCCCGCCAAACAATCCAAGGCCAACGCCGGCAACACGTGAAGCACCGCCTAGGCCTTGCATGGCTTTAGCACTTCTGCTGGATGATTGTTCAAGCCTCCCGACTCTGGTTGTTGCCAGATTGGCTGACTGATGAAAACGCCCCATTCGTGTGGATGCTGCTGCCGCTGCCGCAGATGTTGTTGTCATTCCTGCAGCCGCTTGCCTGGAAGCTGCACCCGCTGCAATAGCTTCTGTAGAATAAACGCCAAGACTGCCCGATGCTCGATTAATATTACGCGTTAAATATCCGCTTGCCGTCCGAAGCATATTCCAACCTGCTGCTATCTTTGGCAAAGAACCAAGCAACAGTAAGAACGCGCCACCTAAGAGTGAAAATACAGTGACGGCTCCTCCAGTAATTGCAATTGTGCGCGCAACGGAAGGAGGCAATGAATCAAACCAAGTAACAAATTTGGTTAGCCCGTCAGTGGTTGCACGTATGACAGGGATAAATTGATTTCCTAATGTGATAACAGCGTTATTGATCGCAGATTTCAGATACTCAATAGAGCCAGCCAGGTTGTCCATTTGCTTTTTGGCTACTCTTTCAGCTGTGCCGCCGCTTCCTTCGATTTCCTTTGTGAATTCTTGAAGCTTATCTTTCCCGGCGTGCATTAAGGTAATAAACCCGGAAAGCGCATGCTGCCCAGCCAACTGTTTTGCAATTCGAATTTTTTCAGTTTCGGTATAATCTTTTGTTTTCTCATTGATCTGGCCGATAATATCCGCAAGTGGTCGCAGTTTCCCTGTCGAATCGGTTACCTTCAAACCTAATTCATCGATCGCATTTCCAGCTTGTTTTGGTGGAGATGATAAACGGGTCAGTGTAGCTCGCAAAGCTGTTCCTGCCATATCAGCCTTGATCCCGCTATTTGCCATAATGCCTGTCGCTGCTGCTAATTCTTCCATGCTGAGTCCTGCCGTTTTTGCTGCCGGAGCCGCATATTTCATCGTTTGGCCGATCTCTTGCAGGGTGGCATTTGAGTTGGTGAAAGTATACGCCATGGCATCCGCAACACGGTTTGTGTCTTCAGCCTTGATATGAAATTCAGTCAAAATGTCAGAAACGATATCGGCCGTAACTCCAAGGTCTGTTTGACCGGCTGCAGCAGTCGCGAGAAGACCAGGCATAGCCCCAATAATTTGATTTGTTTTATATCCGGCCATCGCAAGATACTGCATACCTTCTGCAACTTGGCCATCAGTATATTGAGTTGTTGCCCCTAAATGACGAGCTGTTTTTGTAAGATCAGCCATCTGGTCGTTTGTCGCATTTGCTAAAGCACCGACACGGCTCATCGCTTTTTCAAAATCAGCAGCAGCTTTAACAGTCATTCCAATCCCAAACGATCCCGCTGCACCGAGAGCAGAAAGAGCCTTTCCAGCGGTTGAGGCTGCTTGATACACCGCGTTTAACTCTTTAGATACTTCTCCTGAATTGCGCTTAAACACAGAAAAAACACTCGCTGCTCGCCGGGTGCTGTTTGTGGTATTTTCAAATTGTTTTGTTACTCGTTGCAGTTCATTTCCAAGGCTTTGATGAACGGCAATTGCATCATTCAGCCGACGGCCTTGTATCTGTGTTTCTCGATTATCCAGCCCTTTTTCTCTGACCAGCTTATTGTATTTTGCCCGATGCTCATCAACTAAACGGCCTTGTATGCGGTATTTATTATTGAGTCCTTCTATTTGCGATTGAAGAAACTTAGACTGATTGCCCGCAGCTTTATAAACTGCACCAGATGCTTTCATTTCCGAATTCGCTAAACGCATTTGCCGCTTTAAACCTTCGATTCCACGATTAAAGCCAGTATCATCAAGGCCTACTTTAACAATCATATTTCCGATAGGTTGCGCCATATGTATCCACCCCGCTTCCCTGGCATAAACTCAACGAAAAAAGACCGGCGATAAAGCCAGTCTTAGAAAAATATTTGATCAATTGGAACAACTTTTGGTTTATTTTCATGAGCCAGGACTTCTAAGTAATGGTAAATATCCATCTCGTCAATTTCAGTCATGGTCCATCCCTGTTTTAAAAGGGTCGCATATATATCATTGAGCTGTTCTATTCCGTTTTCAACTGTAAGTCCTCCGTTTCCGCTGCTGGCAAAAAATCTTCTTCCTCATCTGGTTCTTCATAGCCCATGATTTCTCCCATAATTCGTCTTACTTCATCGGAAACTTCAAAGGACTGTAATCCTTCTTGAAAATCCTCTAAAGTAAATTGATTGTGAAATACCCGTACAATGAATTTCATACGATCCTCAAGGCTTTTGAGTACTTCTTTAAGATTTTTTGCTTTAGAAGCTGTCTCATCTAACTTTAAGGCTTCAAATAACGTCTTTGTGTTTGTACGGGGAGCAATAAACGTTTTATATTTTCCTTCTTCTTCAAACCATAATTTAATAGAAATATGTTTTTGAGCCATGTTGACTCCTCCTTTATTTTGTTAGATTTAAAAAAGAAGCATAGAGCTTCCCTTTATACTGTCTTTCCAATGTCTACGCTGGATTTATTATCAGAGCCTGAGTCCGGATTTTTATAAGCATTGCCAAACACTTTTTCATAAAACTTGTCCAAATTGAAATTCGGTGCGTCCTCATCAGCCAATACTTTATAGGCGTTGTCTTGTTCGCGCTCCATAAATTCAGCAGAAAGTTTGACCGTCTGAAAATCAGTCTTTTCTTCTTTTGTTTTCCATTCATCATCCGGAAGAGAAAAACGCCCTTTCACTAAGCCTACATGGCGATTCTTGCCGTTCGCTTTTGGCCCATAGAAAGACATCGCAACCCATGGCGCGATAACATTCTTTTTGAACATATAGATCCCGTCTGTTTCTTCTATCCCAAACAATTCCTCCAAAATTTCCATTGGCAGATCCCGCATTTCAAGCTCCAATTTTGTGGAACCAGTCGTGACAGCCATATCCACCAGTTTGTTGTCTGCATACTGCTTTTCTGTTGATGTTTCCGTATTGACCTTCGCGTTAATTGCGTAAGGGTAATCAATAATTTTTGTAGCCACATAAAAGCCATTTTCCTTTTTTAAAGGCGCAAATTTAACGCCTTCCAATCCGGTAACTGAACTGTATTCAGGCATTCTAAAACCTCCAATTATATTAAAATATTGGCCTCAAATCGGCGTCCCTTCCGAATAAGACCCTCATCTTTTAAAAAATCATTGATTAAAATTCCTGTTTGAAAATCCATTCGATTCATGACCCCTATAACGGCAGCCAAAATCTGATCGCAGGATGAATCGTTGTATACATCAATTTGATAGACAGCGCTGTCCTTGATCGGCTTTCCATCAGCCCACTTGGTAGTTCTGTAGTCCAATTCCTGTACGACGATATAAGCTGGTTTGCTTTTGATGCCAATCGGCACCGCAAGTTCAAAAATGTTTGCAGGATCAGCCAATAATAAAAGCGCCGGATCAGTTTCCAGCGCTTCAAATACTTTATTTTTTAATTGCAAAGCTCTTTCCGCTACATTCATAGCTTGTACCCTCTTTTTATAACGCTTGCCATCGCCTGAAGCATCCTCTCATTGGCACTTAGCATACTCCGCTGAATAGACGGGTTAGCCGGCTGATGAATGGTTCCGAATTCAGGCAAGTGGACACGGAACTTCGTATCTTTTGTAGGACCAACCACTGCATATATCTCACCATCGGGGTCCTTTCTCGTACGATTACCAACGATAATATCTTCATCAATGTGGGGATGGCTCCCCCCAATATTGGAACGGGGAGCATTCTTTTTAATTTCCTTCGCAAGAACAGCGCCCCCAGCTTTTACAGTAGCTTTATTTATTTTTTCATCCTTCCTTGCGAGTGAGGATAAATATGAATCTAATTCTTTAAAGCCCTGCATCTCCATTTCGATTTTCATTATTCCACCGCCTTTGCCCTAATTGTGGTGAAATTTTTCCGGGAATAGTTCGGTATGATAGATTCTATTTCATATGATTGGTTTTGAAAAAGAATCCGCATATGTTTACCAATACCTTCACGGTGTCGGATCGTAAATTTTACTGTTTCTTCCTTCTTGACGGCAGCGGCCGCATAATATTCCCGGCCTTTTAATCCTTCAGCTTTTGCCCAGCATTCAACGACCGTTTCATAGTCACCTTCCACAGGGAGACGGCCGCCTTCTTTTTTCTTTTGAAACTTGATTCGATATCGCATGTCATTCAGCATCGGCATCAGTCTCCGAAACTGTGTATTTTAATTGATTGATCAACGTTGTCAGAACTCCATCAAGGTTTGAAGTTGTGCCAGCTATTTCACGGTTTTCATACCAGTGAGTTACAAAAGCCTTTACACACAAATCTGCGCGAGCTGAATTATTAGGAAATTTCAGGCCCGTTGCGGATGTAATGTATTCTTTTGCTGAAGCGATAAACCCAAGAATTAAATCATCCTCCAGATCACCATCGACCCGGAGGAATTTTTTCGCCTCTTCAAGCTCTTTTTGTTGGGTTTCAGTCATAGGGCATCACCTATCTTTCGTTAACTAGATGCGCCGCCTTTGAGCTCATCAATTTGCTTTTGTAGACCTTCAAAAACGGCCTTTACTTCGCTGTTAAAGTGATCCAGCATGACGCTGCCGGTTCCGATGTTGTTGCTTCTAACAGACTTGTCCGCAAGCATTTCATGTAGGATACTTTTCTCTCCAATGTCAGCCGGATCGCCTTTGTCACCTTTCGGGCCTTGGGGTCCTGGCTCTCCCTGTGGACCTTGCGGGCCGGTATCTCCTTTGTCCCCTTTTGGCCCTTGAGGTCCCTGCGGCCCAGGTTCCCCCTGCATTCCCTTAATGTACAAAGGATTATCCTCGCTGTTTCCTTTCAAATAAACCGGTGTTACCGGCTTTCCTGTACCGTCGTCCTCTGCAGAAGTATAGACTCCGTTACTTTGGTTTAAAAATTGATCTGCCATATCTCATCATCCTTTTCAATTTTTTATTTTCCAACGTCAACTGATTTATCTTCTGTGTCGCCGGTACTTGGAGTTTCATTGTCGGGAACAGCGTCTTTAATAGATGCAAATTCCGCGTAAACAACAGCATCCGTGTCCCAAAGTACAACGTCCTCACGTTCAATGATTCGCATATCTGTAGAGTTACGGTAGAATGCTTTACCACCGACATTTGTCGTTAAAATGGAATATTGCTGACGATCAAAGAGTTTGACAGCTTCTTTAAGGTCTCCAATGATTAATGGATATTTTGGAGTCGTTTTTGTACCGCCGTTTGGCAAATACTTATCAGAAATGACGGATACCGGCTTACCGAACAATAATTTTTTAGTTGGATCAGTAGGGTTCGGTTGAAGCAGGTAACGGCCGAAAGCGTCTTTCAGTTTATCTAACACGTTAAATCCTGATTGGTTCGTGACAACTTTAGTCGTGGCATTAATAGCCGGATCAAGTTTGACATTGAGAATGTCTTTAATGTCGTCCTGCTTCGATACTGTGGTTTTTGCAAGTGTTCCTAATTGATTAAGAATCAACGTATTGCGGGTCACGGCCGACTTTTTGGCAAGCCAATTAGAAAGGTACTGCAAAAGCGCTTCTTGTGTATCTGCAAGCAAATCATTAGAAAGAACCAAAATCCCGGCATAGTCTTTAATGCTATACTTTATGTTTTCAAATTTAGGGTTCTCTAATTCTTCAATATCTGCTAATTCCTCAAGATTTACTAACGGGGTGATATCCGCTAGTTTTTCAAGAACCCTTGACCCTTTGTTTGTTGATACCGGAATGACATCGACGAGATTTGCCAACGTATCAAATTGACGTCGTTTTTCATTTATTTTCGTGGAGATATCCTGCGGTACAATAAGCCCGCCGTCCTCATCCACACCTTCTTTCATCGCGGCAAGAGGTTGCGGTACTTTGCCTGTTCTAAGGGCGGAAGCAAAAAGTTTAACATGATTCTTCACTTCTGTTTTAGCGATATCATCCGTTGGCTGTTGCGGGTTCTTTGCCTCTGGATCTTGCTGCGGCTCTTCCTGTGCATATGAAACCTGCATGTTTCGTAAATCCTCATATGTCTGAATTTGATCTTTAATTTGTTGAGCTTCTGCAAGTAGTTTTTTGGCTTCATCAAGTTTTCCCTCATCGGTCAATGCTTCAATTTTCGTACGCTTTTCCGCCAAAGCCTGACGTAATGCTCGTTCTTGTTTAGACATTCCGCCCCCGGCGAAAAATTGAATATCGAGTTTCAAAAGTTCTTTCTGTTTCAAATGCTTATCCTCCTTAAAAATGGCATAAAAAAGAACCCTTAAAGATTTAAGAGTTCAAGTTTCATATTGATCTTTTGTTTTAGTATTTCATTCGGGCTTGTTTCTTCAGCCGAATTTCCAGCAGCAGATTGAGCAACAATTTTGCCTGGAACATGTTTAAAATGTGCCAGCACCTGATGATCAATGCAGGCTGCTACATCCTTTGACTCTGAAACCTCATCGATCAAGCCATAATTTAAAGCTTCATCAGCAGTAAGCCAGGTTTCTTCATCCAGCAGCTGGCGTAAAGTCGCGTCATCCAGTTTGTCTCCTGCTTTCGCAAGATATGTGGAAACGATACTTTCAGTAATCTTGTCCAGATCATCGGCTGCCTTCCGGAATTCCGCTGCATTCCCGACCATCCCCATGTATGGGTTGTGAATCATCATCATGGCGTTACTTGGCATCGTGATGATGTCCCCCGCCATTGCAATGACAGAAGCAATACTTCCAGCCAGTGCATCCACATAGACATTGATTTTTGCCTTGTGACGCTGAAGCATCGAATGAATAGCCTGCCCCTCGAAAACATCCCCACCGGGCGAATTAATGTACAAATCAATAGAGCTCACGTCACCTAAACTTTTCAACTCAGCCTGAAAGGCCTTGGACGAGCTCTCGCTAAACCATCCTTCGCCAGTAATAGAACCGTAAAGCGTGATTTCAGCAGTCGAATCATTCAGAACCTTCATGTTCCAATACTTGTTTTTCTTCTTCTGTTCCGTTGCCATCACCCCCTTTCAGGCGATTTGAAGACCGTTTGACCTTGCTAAGTTGATACTCTTTCATAATTGAAAGGGGAACAAGGTTTAAGTTTCCATAATGCTCATCGCCGATCTCCCCGATACCTGTCATGTCCTCTTTTTGAAGAATAGTATTGACGCTAAAGGCGCCTACGCTTTGCATCGTTTTATAAAATTCAGCACGTGATTTACTATCCCCGCGAAGCTCTGATTCCAGGTTAAATTTAAAGTAATAGCCAGCTCCCTGCTGCTTCTCTGTCAAAACCTTATCGTTTAACTCTTGTTCAATATTTGTGACGATTGGCTGTAAAGTGGTTTTGACATAATCTAAGGATTGTTGCTCAATATTTGAAAATGTTGCCCTGTCCAGCTCACCTATTTTATGCGGAGGCACCTTATAAATCGATGCAATCTGTTGGCGATTCCATTTCATCGATTCAATAAATTGGGCATCTTTCATAGGCATGGTTACCTGTGAATAATCAAGCCCGGCGTCTAAAACTGCAATAGACTGCCCCGCATTCACCCGCTCCCAGTCTTCTCTAAGAATTTGTTTACTTTTTCGATCTAAAAGGGTCGGCGCTTTAACAACACCGAACGGTGCACCGCCATTCTTGTAAAATTTCGCGTTAAATTTTGTCGCAGCTCTATTTGACCCTATATTGTCCCGAATAACTGAAATCGGAGTTTGCCCCACAATTCCGTCAAGAGACAGGTTTTTAAAATGCAGCACCTCTTCATAAAAAAACTCACGGTATCTGCCGTCAATCGTTGTGGAGTACCAAACACGCCCGTTATCGGGATCAATATTTGTGTTGGTTGCTTCCGGATCCAATGGTCTGATACCCGTCACATTTCCGTCTTTATCAAAAAGTAAAAGGTTGTAGCTGTTTCCCCAAGTGCAAAGCCTTGTAACCAAAAGCCGCTTCCACACAAAGCTTGTCATATAGTCATTGACTTTGTTCAGAATGATATCGCTGACTTTATTTTGAACCTGTTGTATGTTTCCATTTTGATTCTGAAAAAGTTTAATCGGCAGTTTTGCAATATCATCCGCCAAAACAATCACACAGGCATATACATCCGGATGAAGAACGGCCGTTTTTGTTGATACCCTTTCACCAGATGCGCTTTCAGATCCAGCAAAAATATTTTTGAACCAATCAACCGGATGGAGAAGGGAACCGCTATCCTCTTCAGCAATTTCATTTTTTATTCCGCTCTTTAAACGGCTTAATAGCATCTATTTCCCTCCCTCATCCTTATTTTTTTGACGAACAAATCCTGCCAAGCTGGCAAGAGAAAATAAAAAAACACCGGTTGCGATTAAACCCGCGTTTACGTTTATTCGATATATGGCTATTGAAATGAATACCATGCCCGCAATAAGCAAGATATCCTCTAAAAATAGCTGTAAGGTTTTTAAAATTTTCAAGTGCTCACCCCCTACAGACTGAAAGATCCAGACTGAATATAAGCGTTTAAGTCGATCGCCGTATCAATTTGTGAAGCCCGAACATGTGCATTAATAAGCGCGGCTGCCGGGTCAATCCGTTGTGTGGACTTGGACTTATCCAGCATTATATTTTCCTGGGCATCCACTTTTGTAACGGCGTTCCCCATAGCCCAAGTCAGCAGATCGTTTTTATTATGGATGATCTTTTTCGCCTTCACTTTTTCGCGGAAGTCTTTCGTAGGCTCTGAAAGTGTGGCAACACCCTGCCGAATTTCAATCATCACATATCCGTCTGCCTCCATCTGTTGGGCAAACTGTGTAGCGTTATACGGGTCATAGGCAATTTCTTTGATCCGCCAGCCTTTCTCTTTCTCCATTTTTTTAATGTAAGCCCTGATATAGTCATAATCGACAACAGCGCCGTCGGTGACGGTTAACCAGTTCTTTTCCTTCCACAAATCATACGGCACGTTATCTGTCTTCATGCGCTCATAGAAGGTATCTTCAGGCATAAAACCGTGACTATCCACAGCAAAGCTCCCATTATCCAATGGGAAAATAAACGAGACAGCTGTCAGGTCAATTCGTTTTGACAAGTCAATCCCTACATAGCACTCACGGCCGGATAAATCAGGGAACTGATCAGATCCGCAATCCTTCCAAGCCTGCATATCCATGTATCCACCGTCGCGCATATTAACCCAAACATTCATATTCTTGGTCAGGAAATCCCTCATCTTTTCAGGAACAGCCAGAGCCATTTCAAGACGATCTCGCAAATATTTTTTCCCAACTTCATGAGAAGCTAATATCGGATTAGCCTTTATCCAATTCCTTTCATCCTTTATGTCATCGTCTTTATCTATTTCGTTCACCATGACAAAATACTGTTCATTTGTCTCTACTTTGTTTGGATCGAGAAGACGTGAAACATAATCATACTCCACACGATAGGCCGGATTGTTTAACTCGTGCCCCGCTGTCGTGATAATAACCATGATCGGCTGCGTTCTTGCGCCCATCCCCGACTCCAGGATATCGTAAATCTCTGACGTTTTATGAGCATGATATTCATCGATTATGCCGCATTGCGGGTTAAATCCGTCACCGGTCTTCCCTGCATCTTTAGATAAAGCTTTGATGGTTGAATTTGTTTTTGGGTGTTCAATGGTGCTGTATGCAATCCTGTATTTTTGCTCAGGTTTGTTTAGAAGTTCGCACCCTTCTATTTGGGCTTTTATCTCCTTCCAACATATTTGAGCCTGCTCCGTCTTTGTTGCCCCTATATAAACTTCAGACATTTTCTCATTGTTTGCCATTGCTTCATAGGATGCAACACATGCTAGACTCTGAGTCTTTGCATTTTTACGGCCAACTTGCCAATACACTTTTGTAAAACGGCGGTATCCTGTATCTTTATGAATCCAGCCATAAACATTACCGAAAATAAAGATTTGAATACGATCTGGAACTATGTTTTCACCAGCTAATGGCCCTTTTGTATGTTTGAATTGCGTCATCCAGTAAAGAAAGCGACGGGCTTTTTCATCGTCAAACACGTAAGGAAACTCTCTTGTTCCTTCTCTTTTAATATCATTTAAAAACCGCTGACAAGCCCATATATGCTTTTCGCACGCAACAATCTCGCCCGATATCACATCGCGCGAGTAATCAATCATAAACTGTTTAATTGTATTCATACATTACTAAACTCCTTTTCTGCTAAAGTCTTCTCCCGTTCTTCCTGGGTTTTCGTGATCGCGAGCTTGGCACGTGCAGACGGAGTGAGCCCAAAGTCATTTGCAGCCGATTTCATTTGATCATAGAAATTTTTCTGCCGTTTCAGCAGAGGGTGCTCTTCTCCAACCAACTTGATCGGCTCTCCGTTTTCATCTTGACCCTCTGTATGAATCATGATGCCGTCTTCTTCAATAATTTTCGAAATAGAGATGTACTGAGAATATGCATTACAGTAGGCAGCCAACATGCTGATATCCGCCTCCGTCATAATTTCCACCTCAGATAATAAAGCAGCAATCCGCTTAAATTCTTTTTTAGCCACCTTATCCAGCCAGGTAGGCGGTTTGATATTGTCAGCGCGCATTTTCATTTTTTGTTCGTATTTAGCCCGCGCGGTCAGTTCTTGCGTATTCTTTTTATTCGGATTGCCCTGTATTAATTGAAGGGCTGCGGATTTTGCAGGTCTCGGCATGTTTTCTCACCTCATTTCTTAAAAAAATTGCAATTTTATGCTTGTTTTTTTCACCAAGCATGCTATGATGAAGGTGACAACAAAACCAGTCATATCAAGCCCTCTCGGCAAATGTGCCGGGAGGGTTCTTTGCGTTTTTGGAAACTTTGAAAAGCGGTGTTTGTTTGCAGAAGATGGGGCGCCGTTCCCGCGGCGGTTGTTTCCCAAGGATTTTTATAGGGGGGTATCCCTACTTGACCGACTTGCTTCGGTCGCCGTGAACCTTGTTATGGCAGGCATTGCAGAGACTTTCGAGATTTGAAAGGTCTAAACGCTTGGACCAGTCCTGCTTTACCTCCACAATATGATGGACCATGTCGGCAGGAGTGAATCGGTGTTCTCTCAAGCATTGCTGGCAAAGACGATTGTCACGAAGCAAAACAAGTTCTCTTGTTCGTTTCCATTCAGTTGATTTATAAAAACTTGTTATTGTTTTGTTTCTTGAATGTTTGTTGTAATGTTTCGTTTCCTCCTGCTGGACGTGCTTATGGTCAGGGCAGTAGCCCTCTCGGGTAAGGGCCTTACACCCATAGGCCTTACACTCCCTTAACGGCTTAGGTGGCATTGTAATCCTCCTTTAGTGTCAAACACTTATTGGTCCAGCTCTTCATTTGCTTGATCGATTAACGGCTGCATAAGTAGGCCAATACGCTCCTTTAAATTGAAATACTCTGCAAGAAGACGCTCGGCTTTCTTTAGCCTCTTGGCTTTGTCGTACTGACTCTTCACACTTCTGATACGTTTTTGCAGCTCTCTAATTTGTGGAGTGATCACAGAGAACACAGCCCTATGCTGGCAGGCGGGGCATTGAATATACCCAATTTCAACACCATTCTCCCTTTTCTCCTCCCGCAATAAAACCCCATGAACCTCGCCGCAATGCTCGCACTTTGACTCCATTTGGATCATCTCCCTCAAATAAAAAACGCCCTCCCTTGTGGGAAAGCGCCTGGATATATTCTTTCTAAACCAGGCCCACACTCAGAGGCTCTCATTGGCCGCCAATCGTTTATTCTGAGATTTACTGGACCCGGTTTACAGAGAACATAAAAAAGCACCCTTCATTTGGGTGCTATATATGATGATGCACTGTAAACCATACAGATATTGTTTAATCCCACTAGTTACAACATGGTTTACCACAATGAGTATGAGAGTGTGTAACAGGATCGTAACTAGAATAAGTGTGTGGATATTGATGCACATGCTGGAAATGCTTATGATGCACATTTGTTATATGCTGCGGATGAATATGCGGCACAATTGTTTTAGAAAAAGTATGAGTTTGACAACAATTAGTCGGGTGTACAATTGGCGGCATCACATTTGGTTTGCAATGAAACATGACTAAGCTCTCCTTTCATTCATTGATCATATTCATTATTAAACTATGATAAACAGTGTATACATGTACCATTACAATCACCCATATTTGTCCGATCGAGTACTATCCACAGCCTAAATCAAAAAAAGTATCCTCAAAAATTTTTTAAGGATACTTAAACTGAAAGGTGAGAAGTAAATATATTTATTATTGATTTCGATCCATATTTGCAGCTTGTCTATTCGAATTCATTCAAAAAAAACAAGAAGCATCCTTCAGGATACCTCTTGAAAAAAGGGGTAATTCTCGATGTATTTTATTTTATGCAATAAATTTTAAAAAATAAACTTGTCTACTCGCTTAATACCATAATACTCGATAGTCCAGTCTTGGACTGTCCTCTTATCTTAGTTGTACAATTCCTCCTTACGCTAAACGCTTATTCAAATTTGCGCCTTACACATACTCCGGGAGGAAGCCAAGCATTGTAAGGCAGCATGTCCAAAAAACATACTTCATATAATCTCCCGATACCAAAGCCGCAAGACTAGCGCGATCCGGCTCAGAATGCTCCTCCCGTTTGGCTTCATTCTTCATCGCCTTAATTTGAGTATCCGAATTCACCTTGATAAGGGAATGGTGCGTATCCCGTTATTTCTTGATAAGTAAATCTTATCGATAAATTACGCATAAAAATTCCCCCTCTTTATCCCCCCGATTATCGGAAAAATGTCGGGATTTTGTCGGGTTTTTCTCGATGAAAAAAGCACTCAGATAATTCCGAGTGCTGTTGCAATACGGCAGATTGCCCGCTGCTTTATTTCATAATAGGTATCCTTTTTCATGCCGAGTTCCATATAAATATTGATGTCTTTCACCCTGGCAGCCGTCAGGTATTTCTTTTCGATAATCAAACGTTCTTCATCGTCCAAGCTGTTTTGTAAAGCCCGTTCCATCTGTTTGACTTTGAGTTCATTAACGGTAAATGAATCCCGGAGGGAAGGGAAAATGTTAAAGCCGGCAGATGAACATTCTTTTTTATTCTCTAATTGGACTTTGAGCGCGCGGTAATTTTTCAATTCTTTGATGACTATTTTCCGGACGGCTTTTTCGTCCACATCATCGAGAAAAGATAGCTGTTCCTTTGACATACTTTCCCTCCATTCGTTCATTTTTCTTTTTCCCATTCCTGGATCCGTCTTTCTGCAATCTCCATCCAGACGAACAGAGCGGCAAGAATGAGGATTCCTATAATTAGATAAATCATAACTCCTCCTTATCGGCGCTCGCCGCCCCCAATAGTTCAGGATTTTCATAGACTGTTCCGAGATATTTTGAATCCGGCCCGCAATCGGCAAGAGACTGAAGTAATCCACCGGGATGTTCCCCATAAAATGCGGCTAGATCGTCGTAAAAAACAACCTTGAAAATTCTACCGAGAGAGTCTTTTCGGATGTCTCCCTCCCAAATCTCCCGGCCGGTTTCGTCCTTCAATCCGGTGTATTCACATCGATCAACCAATTCACAGTCTATAAATCTTGGTGAATCAAAGTCATAAGCAACCTCTAAACCTGTTTCTAAGTCATTTAAACTGAGAAATCTATCGAAAATCTTCTCGGTCGCCCGATCTCTTAACACATATCGAAACTTAATCTCTCTCATCCGTTCTACCTCCCATCATTTCACCCTTTGAAGTCTTTTCACATCATCAATATTCATTTGATAGTCAGCCTCTCGGACGGCAGCAGCAAATGATTCAATCCCTTTTTCCCAAAGACCGTGACGCTCAATGATTTCCGAAAACTCTTCAACGTCATGCTCACGGATCCCCCAACTGTCAGGGTCTTCTGCGGGCCCGTACATAGTAACCCATTTGCTTGAATCATTCGGATCTGGTTCCTCCCATTCCGAGCGGGTAAAATGACAAAGCTCATGATCGACCAAGGCGGCGCGCTGCTCTTGGTTCATCGTCTTCCAGGCTTCTTTATTGATGAATACAAAAAGCATGTAATCGGTCATATGACGCTCAAAGGCCGTGCATTTTTTCGCCTTCCCGGACCATTTGTTGTTACCCTCCCGGATATAAAAACCGATGTGTTTCTTTGCATCTTTTAAATGTGGGTGATGCTTATCGATTAAACTTTCGGCAAGCTGCCGCACCTCTTGTGATTCTTCAAAACCCACAAATGCCATGGGTCATTTTCCCCTTTCAATCAATTTCTTTTTGAATATTTCGTCTAATTCAGTTAATGAAAGCTCATACAGCTGCCGACCGTCAGGTGTTTTAAAATACCCCATTTTAAGCAGCCGCGCTTTAAGCTCGTCCTTTTTCCTTTCACAATAAAGGGCCTTCATTAATTCATTCACACAAGACCCCCCTTTAACAGCTCCCGGGCCATATAATGAAAATGGTGATAGATATAGTTTCCGGTCGCGCTCGGATTAATAAAAACGGTTGAGAAATTGTAACGGACTTCAAACGTTTTTAAGCTGCCAAGCAAAGACTGCGGCTTATATTGTGAGCGATATTTCCCGTTCAGTATTTTTTGATAGCCTTCCAGATCCTCCACAAGAAGAGTGAACGGATATTTTGACGCTCGGATCAATTCATTTTCAAACCGGGAACGGTCTTTAATGGATTGAACCAGTTCATCAACACCGTTTTTCCGTTCGATAGCGGCGTTCAAATACATGTCCCGAGTAATCCCGTATTCCTCGTTTTTCGGGATCATGGCGGAATAGTCGCCCGTCTTCATCCCTTTGAATTTGATGGATACGTTCTTTTTGCGGAGATAGTCAAGAACATGCTGGTTCTTCTGCTCCCTCGTATCCACAATAATGATCATGCTGTCGAGAATATTTTTCATTTCAGTATCCGAATAGTTATAGTGAATAATTGTCATGCTTTCTTCCCCTTAAAGTACGACATAGCCCTTTCATAGATTTCTAAAGAGAGCTTGTCCGTTTCTTCATCCTCAAAATTCGCAACGGAGCTGTTCAGGTCTCTCCAGCCATTCTCCCAAAATAGAACGAGCAATCTCGCAGCTTGGGTTGCCGCATCCCAATCATGATTGAACCAGTCGTCTATCTTTGGATTCATTTCTTGATCTATACCCATAAAATAATTGATGATTTTATCAATGGTCTGTTTGAATTTATGATCCTGCACTGAGTATTCACCTTTTAAATACTGGATGATCCGTTTTTTATGTGACTGAACAAATTCCACAAGTTCTGGATAGACGTTCTCCGGATGCTCAATATAAAGGTCATCCCCATCCAGAACTAAAGGTGAACCCAAAAAGGCAAGGTCATCACAAATTTGTTTTGGGTGCATTGGAATCACCACTTTTTAATGCTATACCGAAAACAAAGAGCTTATTTCCAGTTGATTTTCTAAGATCATATTTTAATTGTCTTAATATTTCATAAAACGTCCGAGTACCGATAAATGAGTTTTCACGTAAACCAAAATATTCTCTACATGCAACATACAGCAATTTGGCTTCAACCTTCCCACCACAAGAACGAATACATTGGTTTTTAATGAAATCCTCAATAGTATCTGCGCAATTCATTTTTTCACCTCTTTTAAAAAGGGGTTACTAAAAGGGTTATCAAATTAAAATTTCAGTAACCCACTCGAAATCCAGTCATATCAATGGATTGAGACATTTTTTTGATTAAAGGGTTACTGAATTTTTCTATTTCACTATTAAGCTCTATAAATAATAATTAATATATATATTTATTTTTTTATTTATTTTTTTCAGTAGATGGAACATAGAAAATTCAGTAACCTCAGTAACCCCTAAATAATGTAAATCTCTGATAAACCCTTATATATCAACGTTTAAAGCTTCTTTCTATTGATTGAAGTAATCTTATCTGGGTTGCTTTTTGTAGTGATTTCAGTAACCCTTTCAGTAACCCGCCCATCATTATTCTTTAAAAATCTTCCTTCAGCATACTGATTTAATGTTATTCCATGAATAAATGTCTTGTTTTTTGCTCCTTTTGCTTTTTTAAAACCTCGAATTTCTAATTGACGATAAAAGGCACGGTTTTTTAACTCAACATCATCATTTTCATAACACCAATCTTTGTATTCCTTATAGAGTTCCTTTGCTTCGATTTTTGCAGCCGGATGAGTGACACACTTTTCAGCAAGAAAAGGGGCGAGAATGTCCATATCCTCCCGATAGCCATCTGTTGCCTTCTTGATCGCTTCCGGCTCTCCAAGGCCTTCCTTCTGCCACTTCAAACAGCCTTCAACGGCCCAGCGGAGGATCCCAGGCATTTCCGCGGCCAGTTTCTGCGGCAGCTTCTTGTCTACTTTTTCTTTTGGGATCGTGACAGTGAACGGGATTAGCCGGATCCGGCGCCAAATACCTTCATCGCTGCCTTTCACGATCGGTTTATGGTTTGTGGTAAAGAAGACTTTAAATTCCGGCGTAAACTCAAAATATTCCTGGCGCAGGAAACGCGCCGACATCTTTTCGCCGCCGGTGATCTGCTTCACCAACGATTCAGACAGCTGCTGCCCTTCTTCACTCTCAACGGCCGACACAAACCGGGCGCCGTCCAGCCGGGCAATATCATTGTTTATGGCACTATCATTTTTCTTCTTAATGAAGGTGTCACTGTTTGTCTGACGGCCATAGTCCCCGAACAAGTGCTGAACCGTATTGATAAAAGTTGATTTACCATTCCGGCCGTTCCCGAATAGAAAGAACATGACTTGTTCCGTGGTATCCCCGGTCAGTGAATAGCCAATTGCCTTTTGCATGAAATCAATAATTTCATAGTTTGGCGTGCCCTGGTCATCTATAAAAATACTTTCCAAAAAAGTTTTCCAGTTCGGGCAGTCGGCATCAGTTTGATAAGAGATAGGAGATATTTTCGTGAAAAGCAGATCCCGATCATGCGGCAGAAGTTCGCCTGTTTTTAGATCGATCACACCGTTATCGCAATTAAAAAGATATTTGTGGGAATCCAGTTCCTGCTTCCTCACTGAAACCATTGGCCGAACATCTAAAATTGTGTTCATCCGTATGTTGCGGCGCTCGCATTTCTTCGCCCAATCGTTCAGCTGCTTTTTTCGGAATTTGTCTTCTGTGGCCTTAGCCTCGCCGTACAACGCCCGTAATGTCTTAGCGGTAATGGCTTCAATTTTTCGTTTGCTGTCTTCTTCCCATCGCTTGCCGTTCCAGATCAGCCAGTCAAGCTCGTTACAATATCGAATATTCTTTCCGTGGTAGTAGACAACTCGTTCCGCGTTGCCGAGCTCCGTCAAATGAAACGCCGGCGGAGTGTCAATGATCTCTTCGGTATCCTCAACTTGAGAATTTTCGGGATGGGAAATATATACTTCATACGGCTGTTCCTGCTGCTCTTCCAGCAAATCAGAAATTGTCGTATGAGTAGAATAAACGGCCGCGGCAATGGTCATTTCTCCATATGTAGCGCCATCGGATGAATGCTGTCGATCCCATTTCTCCCGGAACAAACCTGATTCGCGAAACATTGAATCCATTTTTGCGGGATCCTTATCCGTCCAGAATGCCAAATGATTACACAAAGCCATATCTGTGGCCGAGTGATCATCATTTATCAGATGACCGTTAAACAGATCCTGAATGCTCTTCCCGTTCTTGCTGTTGAACATCCTTTCCCATATCTCCTTATTGGAGAGATTGCTCATATCACGGGATGAAGCAGCAGGCGGGTTGGACGGTTTCGATTCTTCTTTTTTGTCCTTCAAATATTTTTCGAACAGCTCTTTGAGCTCGTCCGTTCGTTCTTCAACGGCCCCGATTCCGAGACTGTTACCGGTAAAGGTAAAATAGCGGCCGTGGCGGTATACTTCCAGCCCAAGTTCAGGATTTTTTCTCCCTGTGCCCGGCCCGCGCAATGGGATCTTACCTTTTGTGATGATGTGGACTCCTTTGCCGCTGGGTGAATATTCGGTGTAACTGCTAATGGCCTGAACGATTTCCTCAGCGAACGGGGACAAGACACCGTCCTCCACACAGTGATCTATGTCTATGCCGATGAACGGATCATCTTTTGAAAACATGAAGCCGATCCCGTCATAATCTCGATCGTTATAAAATTTCAAAACGGTCGGGAACGTCGACCAGGTTCTTTTATTACTGGATTGAGCCATGCTGCCGTCAATCTGGTATGGCACTTTTGTTTTCTTACCGTCACGTTCTTCGGAACGCCATAAAATCCACTGAGGGGCGTTTTTTAGCTCTTGCGGTATGTTCTTAAATTGGTACATGTGATAACTCCCCTTTAAAAACGAGGGAGCTATACACTCCCTCAAATGTGTTTTTTATGATCAAAACGGTACATCATCGTCACTGATATTAATTGGTTCGGCTTCCGGTGCTGGCGCCTCAGACGGCTTAAACGCTTTGACTTCCGGATATTTTTTGCCGTTGTGCTCTCGTTCTCCGACAACCAGGCGCACCGGTTTATTCAGGAACGCATTGGCCCATTCGATATGATCTTTAAATTTCATTCCGTTTGGAAAACCCGCGGCCTTTGATGCTTGGTGAAATCTCCACATTGCATTTTCCGTAACGGTGAAATTGTCGTATAGAATTTTCTGGCCCTGGCATGGCTGCTCAACGTCAGAACGAATTTCATAATCTACGACAAGGCGCTCATTTCCGGATGCAGCCGTTTTGGCTTCAAAGTTGATAACTGTCGCTTCGTATTCTCCTGGTTTAATCGGTTCAAAAGCTTCACCTTTGCTGTGGTCTACTGTAAACATTATTTTTCCTCCTTAGTCTTTAAAGCTTGTAATCTATCAAGTGCGGCGGATGCCAGCTTAATAGTCCATTGATCAAGTTTTTTATTTGCTTTGATCTGAAATTCTTCAACCATCTGCGCGGCTGCTTCGTTGCCGGAAACAATCGCTTTAATTTCCTCAATCAAACGGAGCCGCTCAGCTTCTTCCTCTGCCTTCACATCAATACCGAGCTCAAGCCATTGGTAAAGCTTTCGGCCGATTTCTGGATTGAGCTTAAAAGAAGATCCTTCAAACATGCGGGTATTATCTTTTGATGTTTCCGCCAAATGATCAATACCAATATTGAAATTGAGCATGAATTCATACTCCATTTCGTCTTTTTGCACAGGCTTGGTCCCGACCTTACGCGGCGCCATTTTCCCCTCACTGTTCGGCTCAACAACGTACTCAGTTTTGGTCCGAAGCGTCGCCAGAATGTGGACGTCATTTTGCGTTAACGTTTTTATTAATTTCGTAGTTTCGGGCGCAAGTTTACCCCAGTTTTGAAATGAGTTACCTTGCATTTCCCCATGTTTTTCAACAATGCCGCCTTCCCCCGCCCAATTGTGGGAAAGCGAGTCAATTATGACAACTTCTGCACCGGCTTCCTTAATTGCTTCAAGAGCCATTTGATACCGTTCTGTGGTATAAGGCGGTGTAAAATCGATGTGCTTGAAGCTGCCAATCCGTACATCATCAAATTGCAAGTTTGCATACAGTTTGGCGCGACGGTGCTCAGTATCCACAACACCAATCTTTGACCAGACTTCCTTATCACTTGCATCCGGGTATGCTTCCCGCATCATTCCGTAAGCAACTAGCAGGGCGCCGGCAGTCTTTCCGGATCCACTCGGCCCGATAAAGCCGACAATTGCCTTTTCTTTTTCACGCTGTGCGTTTGTGACTTGAAACATCTATTACACCTCCACTTTGAAGCTTGTGGAGGCAGGTTCTATTTCTACGCCCGGAACAACTTGTCCATTTTCATCAACGACAACCTTTTTGCCGTCCACCTCTTTAATGGACAGAGATTTTTTAAGGTCGCCCCATTTGACATCTTCTTTGATAAATTCAGTGAGACCGGCCTCTTTCACATGCTTGAGAAGCTGATCCTTATCGGTTGGCTTAGGCTGTTCTTTAATTGCTCGGCTTTTTGACTTGCCGTAAGGAGTGGAAAGTGTTTTTGCTTTTGGATCCTGATCGAGCTGCTTTGAGTGATAAACGCTGACCAGGTTTTCAAAGAAAGCCAGATTGTCCGCGACAGGTTTTAGCTCCTGAGTTTCCCATTCATCGATACGCTGCCTTTCCGTTGCCGCCAGAGCCTTGATTTCTTTTTCCTGTGTCTTTAAAGCAGCTATTTTCCGAAACGCCCAATTTAGACTATTCATGTCCGTAATCTCAAACTGTGGACGGCTCTCCTGCTGCAGGCTATTATTTGAAATCTCGTTTAGTTCAAACGCCTGTAAAGGATTCATGTATATTGCCTCCTAATTGATTTTGTAATAAACTCCATTTAAAATAAGGTTGTTAAGTGTTGTTTTTAGTCGCCTCTGCCAAGGCGGCTTTTTTATTCATAAGCTGACGGATAAAATGCAGTCATTTGAATTTTCCTGTTAATTTCAGTCTCGTACCAAAAGCTATTATCATAGGAACGCTGATTAATCTCTGTGTTCAAATTTTCAGCGGCATCTTTCACGTTTTGAAGAGCTGCCTTTTCATTTTTACAGTGATAGACAATGTCAATCCTCCCACCATTTCTCAATGCATATTCGACAAGGTGCAATACTGAGTCAATCTGTTTTTGATCCATTTTCATCCTCCTTTTCTACCTCGTCTTTCAAATATTCCAAAGGATATCCGTAACGGTTGATCTCCGTGATCATTGGATGTTCGATATTCATTGAAACGATCTCCTTACAGTTGAAACGTTTAATCCCCTGTTCGCAAATTTGGACGCGATTTCGTGAAGCCGAACAACCTGTTCCGGGTGCTCCATCCGTTTAAGATCCTTGCAATTTAAAATGATTGTTGCAGCAATTTCTACACATCCTTCAAAATCATGTTCCTCGATCGCGGCAGGCAATTCCGCAATAAGATCTCGCGTTGAAATGAACAGCCTTTCCGCCTTTTCACGGTCAGCTTTTAGAAATCGGTTTAGGTTCATACCCGTACCACCTTTCTTTTTTCGGTATAATGTTCCTGTATAAGACAGGAGGTGAAACTATGAAACTAAATCATGATTGTGTCCGCTCAATTCTTCTAGAATTAGAGGAAAATTTAACTCTTAACGATGGCGTCACTTTATATCAGCTCAAAGATTTTGAGACATTCAAAGAGTATGGCTATGAAACTTCCGTTTACGCTTTAACCAAGTTAATCGAAGCTGACTTTTTAAACGGTTCGGTTTCGCGCGCAGACAATAAGATTGACTATATTGGTGTTGGCTCCATTACTTGGGATGGACATCAATTTTTAGACAACATTCGTGACAATGCTGTTTGGTCTAAAACGAAAGATGCCGTTAAGTCGTTATCAAGCGTTTCCTTGTCCATACTTTCAAATGTTGGAGAAAACATCACGAAAAAGCTTATCGGTTTAGAATAATTTAATTTCTACACCTTGCACTAAGGCGTAGATAAAATTTTTCTCTTTCGGATAATGATCTTCAATGAATTTTGTCAAAGAAATCAAATCGTTGGTGTCGATAGATAATAATCTGTTGACGCCATCTTTTTTTGAATAAACAATAATATTTTTATTTGTCATTCTTTTTACTCCTTTCACAGAAGAAATGATTGTTAAGTATTCCTGATTTTATAAGTTTTCAACAATAACATTAAATCTTGGCGGTCAATCTGTTTCGATCAAAGATTCAGCTTCCGCCAAGGTTTCTTGATCTGTTACTTCAAAACGTCTGTACAACCAATCTTTCTTTTTGTTCTGTTGTTTGCCACACATTACCCTCACCACCTTTCAAGAAATTCACGAAGTACTCACAATCAGGACATCAATTTCGCTTTCACAAATGCTTGATAAATCTTCATAAAACGTTCCGCCTCGCTTAAAGCAAGCCATTCTTTTGTTTTGATCTTCATTTTCTCACCTCCCTTCAATGGGTCATAACATCTATAGCAATGTCGTTTTTATCAGCGAATTCTTCAAACAGACTTTTTTGTCCTGAGGCTCTTCCTAAATCACTAACTGTCGATACTAAGGTAACCATGAATAAAGTGATATCCGGATTCTGATAATCCCAAAGGAAATCGAATACCTCTTCTTCCGTTCCTATGCAATTGTCTATTCCTTTTTCTTTGACAGCATGCATGGTACTGAAATAGTCTTTCATTCCAAACTTTTCACCATCATACTGCTTACGGATGGGGAACATCTGCATCAATTCTCCGGGTGTAAGCTTTCCTATTACGGTTTGAATGAACTCAATTAAACGCAGCTTTACTTCTAGGAAACGGCGTGATCTAGCCTTCTCCAGGTTGATCATCTTGATTCCAGCAAACGCGATTTTCTTGAAATCGTCTGTATCAATTTGATTAGTTCTTTGTATTTTTCTCGCACTCTCAATTACCGCTTTTTGAAACATCCTGTGGTAGATTGAGTAGTGGTCTGGCTTTCGAGTACCCTCGATCACTTTGAGTTGTGTTTTCATGAAAATCCTCCTCATTTGCTTAGTCCGCAGGGGCATCTTCCTCTTTTACTAGGAATGCTAGTCATCTTCCCCTACAATCACAATGTGATCTAATGCGAAGCGGAGACAGGAATCAATTAATTTATGTAACTTGATACCTGTTTCTGCACTTAAATCTTTTAACTGTTGATGTGTATCTGTACTAATCACCACAACTTTTTGCGCTTTTTCGGGCTGTTCACGTTTTAGTTCTAGTGTGCATGTCATGATAAACCCTCCTCATTTTTTAGGTCTGCATGATATTTAATTGCCATTGGTATTTTGATGTGATGGTCAGTGTATGTCGTTTCATTCCCTTGAGCTGTTGCTTTTTTTGAGTAACAGCTATCCACACTTCTTCAATCTTGAAATAGATCATTCAGAGTGCAGCCAAACAATTTGGTAAGCGCCTTTGCTTCTCTTAAAGTAAATTCCTTTTTCCCACGTTCCTTTTCATGGTAGGTCTGTGGATGAATACCGATTTTTCGAGCGACATCTTTTTGATACAATCCACGTTCTCGACGAGCAACGTAGAGTTTATGTATCATGACGCCTCACCCACACCGTACTTAATGGCCATTTCCTTCACGATCGCTAGATAAATTTCAGTCAAGCGAGCATCATCGCCAATAACGTCCATTTTGTTTACCTTGTCTATTTTTGACTTAGGCACACCGTTTAAGGCCATTTCGGATTTCTTATTCGTAAGCCTAATGGATAAACGACACCTCGCTCTATCTTCCAACAATTGATAACTTTCTTTCCTAACATCTGCATAGGCTTGGAAACCGCCTTTTGATAGCGCAATAGCATTGATGATCTTGTTCACTTTCTTTTTCCATTCAGTAGGATTAAGCGAAAGAACTTCTTTAATGTTGTCTTGCTTCTTTTCAACAGCATCAAGGCGTTTGTCTTGTTCCTGCTGCTTTAGTTGTGTACGGGCTACTGAATCAAAAATTTGCTTGAACATTTGTAGTTCAGGGCTTAACTGGGATGTATCAATTTGAGTTTGCTTGACGTTGTAATACTCATCCACAAGCATTTCATAAGCGTCCCAGGCTTGATCGGTATTTAGTGACTTCGCATGAAGCCATGCACCTTTTTCCGTCCAAAGGTAGAGCGTTTGGGCGTTTTTTGAACCATCCTCAATTTGCGTATGGTTGATAAAATCCCGTTTTTCCTTCCCTTGCAAAGAGTAAAAATGTTTCCCTTCTTTAAAGCGATTTATGTTACGTTTAAAATTCTCGGAGATCCGACGGTTATTCGTCCCATAGCTTTCTGCCAACTGGGCTGTTGTTAAAACACGTTGGTTATTCTTTTCAATAATTGATAGATTCATGGTTTCTCTCCTTTTTTTCGCATTTCATGCGACATACTGATTAAAAAAAATAACTGTTGCTTCCTTACTCGTTAAACCTAGAACAGTACATATTAGATTTGCTTCTTTAATTGAGAAAGTTTCTCCGTTACTATTGAGTTTTCTATAGAATGTACTTCTATCTACGCCAATTTTTTTTGCAAGCTCGCCGATAGTCATTCCATTTTCGACAATCTTCCCTCTTAACTTATTTACATTGACCACGCTATCACCCCCTTTTCTATTTTCGCATATCGTGCGATTTCGATTTTCATTATAGGCTCTTATTTTCTTAAAGTCAACACTAATTTCGCAAATATCAATAAATAAACGATAAAAAAATTATCTTTTGTTGCATATATGCGAAATAAGTGTTATTCTAACATTGGGAGGTGAAGAGAATGACAGTAGGAGAAAGAATAAGAAGTAGAAGAAAACAACTAAATATGTCAGTTGACCAGCTTGCCCAAAAACTGAAAAAAAACAGGGCAACGGTTTACAGGTATGAAAGTAATGAAATTGACAACATGCCCTTGACAGTACTAGAACCCTTAGCAAAGGCATTGAATGTTACTCCTGCATACCTAATGGGATGGGAAAGCACAGAACCTGTTCAGCTATCAACCAAATACCCATACTACCCGATAGGCATATCCGCCGGCCTTCCTTTATGCATAGACAGCATAGATGAGAACAATGTGGAGTACATCTTAATACCGGACAACCTTATGGGCAAATGGGCAGGTAGGAAAGACATCTTTATGATGCGGATTAATGGCGATAGCATGAATAGGATTATGCCCCACGACTCACTGATTGCAGTAAGGCCTGTACCATTATCCAATCTACGCGATGGAGATATAGTGGTTTACAGTGACGGCGGGGATTATGCTGTCAAGAGATTTTACCGCAGGGAAGATAAAGTTATATTTAGGCCTGATTCTTCCGATTTAAGTTTTACGGATTACGTAACATCTGCTGATAACATCGATTTAAGAATTCACGGAAAAGTAGTTCTATATATCGCAGAATTAGATTAAGTTGTTAGCGCTAAAAATTTAATCACAGGCGGGACGATCACCCGCCTTTTTTTAAAGGAGTGAATTTAGTATGCCTGTCTATAAAGACAAGGAAAGGGGAACATATTATTTTATCATATCCTATACAAACAGAAATGGAGAATACAAACAGATAAAAAGAAGAGGATTTAAATCAAGCGGAGAAGCGAAGAGGGCTGAAGCAGAAACCCTTTTACGACTAGAAACTGACGACGGAGAAAATGAAGATAATCCAACTTTTGAATTTGTCGCAAAAGAATACTTGAAATGGTACAAAAAAAGAAGAAAGGCATCATCATATTTAAAAACAAGTAGCATTATAAATACTCACTTGATACCAAGGTTCGGGAGCAAGAAAATTAACAACATTCGTTCAAGGGACATAATGCGTTTTCAGAATGATTTGCTTGATAGATATGCCGTTGCGCACGTCAAAAAGATACATCAAGTTTTATCGGCTGTATTTAACTTTGCGATTAAACAAGAGTACACAAAAGATAATCCAGCACGTTTAGCAGGAAATGTGGATATAGAAGAAGATAAACACATCAATTATTGGACGTTAGACGAGTTTAAAGCGTTTATTCAACACGTAGATGATCAGTTATATTATGCACTTTTTATGACACTCTATTATAGCGGTATGCGAAAGGGAGAGTTATTAGCTCTCACATGGGGAGATATTGATTTTGACAGTAACACTATAAATATCGATAAGACCGTTTATAACCGAATAGTGACTAAACCAAAAACAACATCGTCTATACGAAAAATCATGATGCCTAAACACGTAATGAGGTTATTAGCTCAATTAAAAGCAAAAACCAAGACAAAAATGACATATGTAGTATTTGGGGAATTTCATGACCACATTTCAACTACAACACTAGATAGAAAATACGCTGAATACGTTAAGGCGGCAAAGGTTAAAAAAATTCGTCTACATGATTTCCGCCATTCACATGCTAGCTATTTAATTAACAGGAACACAATCCCATCTGTCGTGGCAAAAAGGCTCGGTCACAAGGATGTGGGCACAACACTCAACATATACAGCCATTTATATCCGAGCACAGAAAAAGAAGCCGTCCTCAAAATGGAAGACGACTTCAAGACTGCTGAAATTATTCACCTTAAAGAAGCTTGA